ATGCCCAAGCGCTCTCGTGAACTGTCTGCAATCGAGGTCGGCCGTCTTCGTGCTGAAGGGGCGCACGCCGTTGGAGGAGTGCAGGGGCTGTACCTGCAGGTGGTTGCTGGCTCGAGGTCGTGGGTGCTGCGCTATGTGATCGGAGCGCGGCGGCGTCGCATGGGCCTCGGGAGCTTCCCGTCCGTACCGCTTGCCCAGGCCCGGGAGAAGGCACGGGAGGCCCGGAAGCTGATCGACGAGGGGGTAGACCCGGTTGAGGCACGGAAGGCCGTTAAAAAGGCTGCGGCCGCATCGCAGGCGCGTGCGCTGACGTTCAAGACCGCCTGCGAGCGCTTCATCGCCGCGAAGGAGTCTGAATGGCGCAATCCCAAGCATCGCGACCAGTGGGAGAACACGCTCGAAACCTACGCCGAGCCGGTCATTGGGCATCTGGACGTGTCGGTGATCGGCCAGGATGAAGTGCTCCGAGTGCTCGATCCGATCTGGCGAACCAAGACAGAGACAGCCAGCCGGCTGCGTGGGCGAATCGAACAGGTGTTGGACTGGGCGAAGACACGCGGGCACCGCACGGGCGAGAACCCGGCGAGCTGGCGCGGCCATCTGGACAAGCTGCTACCGAAGCCAGAGAAGATCGCCAAGGTCAAGCACCACCCAGCGGTGCCGGTTGAGAACGCTGCGACCGCCGTCGATGCGATAAGTCGGGTCGAGGGAGTGAGCGCGCAGGCCCTGCTGTTTCAGGTGCTGACGGCTGGCCGGTCAGGCGAGATCCGCGGTGCCCGGTGGGCGGAGTTCGACTTGGAGGCTGCACTGTGGGACGTGCCTGAGGCACGGATGAAAGGGAAGCGACCCCACCGCGTGCCCCTGTCAGCGCAGGCGATCGCGTTGCTTCAATCCATGCCTCGATACGAGGACTGCGACCTAGTCTTCCCCGGTCGGCAGCTGCAGCAGCTATCGGACATGTCGCTGACCGCGTGCATGCGCCGGCTCGACTTCCGTGATGCGGCTGGTCGGGTGTGTGTGCCCCACGGCTGGCGCTCCACTTTTCGGGACTGGGCCGCTGAGCACACCCACTACCCTCCTGAAATGGCCGAAATGGCTCTTGCGCACGCGATCGAGAGCAAGGTGGAGGCAGCGTACCGCCGTGGCGACATGCTCGCCAAGCGGGCTTCGATGATGCAAGACTGGGCCGACTACTGCATTCCGCCACCGCTGCCGCCTGCCCCGAAAAAGCCCTAGTCTTCGGCGGGATCGTTGTGGTCGGCCACCGGGCGCGCCACGAGCCACGTATCAATCTCGATCGCGACCCAGCCCACGGCGCGTGGGCCGAGCTGGCGAGGGCGAGGAAACCCCTCTTTCGCCATCCAGCGGCGCAGAGTCGTTTCCGATATGCCGCACTTCTCGAGAACGGTCTTCTTTCGGTAGATCAGCGGTGAAGAGGTGGTTGTCTGTAGGCGCTGGCTCCCTTTGAGGAGGCTTGCTGGATACGTCATGGATTGCCTCCCAAGTCGAGCATGTGCTGAATGGGGCGCTGTGCGATCGCATCGGTCCAACGCACCGCTTCGCGCCAGTCGTTGGCATTGCGGCCTTGCTTGCGCGCAGCAAAGCTCCAAGCCATCGAGTCGGCGGAATGCAGCATCGAGCGCACGAACGGATGAGCTAGCGCCGTGGTCTTCAACCCGAAGCCATGAAGCAGCAGATCGGGACGCTCGGCCTTGATCGCCATGAGGACCGCTGCCACCTGCTCAGGAGCGCCGTTGCGTTTGCAGACCGACCCCACGCCAACCCAGGCGCCAGGCGCGAGTCTGTTGCCGTAGGCGTGCAGGTGCCGGAAATAGTCGACGGGCTCGAAGCCCTGCAGAACCGGCAGGATGTATACGCCGCTCGTGTCCTCGGCGCGCAGCTCGTCGAAGCGCTCGATGGTCAGCCGTTGATGCTCAAGAACTGACAGGCCGGTGATTCTCACGATGAACGGCTCGCACATGTAATCTTGTGCTGCGGCGGCCAGCAGTCGCCCGGAGCCGTTGTTGGCCCAGCGGCGGATCTCGGCGGCGTAGGTCGACACGTCGTGCCGGTAGCGGCCGTGGCGCGAGATCTCAGTGAAGGCCCCGCTGTCCATGATCCAGTCGCCTACCTGCATGGGCGCCTTCCGGTCGCGCAACCGGTTCACGCTGACAAAAGCGCCGTCAAAGTGACGCGCGTCGCTGGGTTGGTGCAGTCCGGTGAAGAACCTCATTCCGCGACCTCCGGCACGTCGAAGAACTGCAGCCGCCCCTTCCACTCCCGGAACGGCAGCGGCTTGGCCTCGCGCAGCACGAAGCCGTGCGGTCCCATGAACCATGGCGAGCCGCTGCGATCGACGCAATCGACGATGCGGGCCTCTCCGACGATGCCGCCGCGCGGCAGATCCTCGTAGACCGGGATCTGATCGACGTCCATCACTTCCTGCAGGCTGTCGCGCACCTCGTCGTAGTAGACGCGGGCCATCGTCTTGCTGGCGTGCACGAGAAAGCGCCCACGGAACGGCGTGCGCCACTCCCTGTTCTCGATGTCCTTGAAGCCGTTCACGATCAGCCAGGCCCAAGGCTGGCGGATGCTCAGAGCAGGGGCCCAGCGCGAGCCAGGCGGTGGCCCGCCGTGCTCTTTGATCCATGCCTGCACTGCCTGTGCTGCCTCGATGTAGTCGCGGCTCGGTGTCTTCGTGATTTCCTGGCCGGGGCGATACGTCGCCCAGATCTGATCGCGCAGCGCCTTGGGTAGCTGATACCAGTGAGGCGTGCAGCCCCATCGCGCCGGAGGCACTTCCTGCTGGCACCCGGGCCAGTGGCAAAGGTGTCTCATGAGCGTTCCCCTCCCTTGCTGGCCGGCGAATCGGTGATCGCGCGCAGGAAGATGTGGTGCTCCTGGCCGAAAGACATGGTTGTCCCATAGGGCTCGTCCATCTCGCCCTTCAGCCAAGGGCAGACAGTCTCGGCGCAGACCCAGAGACCGCCCGTTCGCTCGTCCATGATGGCTCCAGCCATCGAGACCTTGCCGCAGTCACCGAAACAGTGCTTCTCGATGAGCGGCTTCTGGTCGGGATTCAGCGCGAGGAGACCGAAAACCTTGATCGCGGTCATGCCACACCGCCTTCCTGCGCCACGCTGACCGCTACGGCCAGCGGCCGGACCCAGATCGGCGTGCTGCCGAGCACGAAGGTCTCGCCCGTGCGCGCCAGCAGGATCGTCTGTCCCATCACCGTGCCGATCGCCTTCGCCGCCTTGCGCGGCACCGCGTTACCGATGCCCTCGCGCCAGCGCTGATCGCTCTCGCCGTCGAGCACGAAGGCCTCGCCGCGCCCACCGGGACCATCCGGGGCGAACCATTCCTCGGGGTCGATGAGGCTCTGTAGCGCGGCCAGCTCGAGCGTGGTGAAGGGCCTGTGCCAAGTGCCGTCGAGCGACTGGATGCGGCACACCAGCTTGTCAGAGGGCGCCGGCATCGCGGGCACCTCGACCTCGGGCTCAACTCCTCCAGCACGCGGGTCGGCGAGGCTCCAAGGCCCGTTGTCGTGACATGCCGAGGCGCTGACGGCCCCGCTGCTGGATTCCCAAGGCACCACGCCGTAGTGCCCACCGGTCAGGTAGTGATCGCCCTTCGTGCGCTGCATGCCGGGGCGCACGTCGGCCACTGCGAAGGCACCCTGGCCCGTGGTGGAGCCGGCGATCACCGTGCCGGCGGGCTCGTTGTACGCCGTGACCGCGTACTTCCCGAAGGTCGGGCCATCGCGGCGCAGATCCGCCACGGCGTAGGCGCCCATGTCGTCGCCGCCGATCACCGTCCCGGTGGCACCGCTCCAAGCCGTGACCGGGTACTTCGAGAACAGCTTGCCCTGCCGGTCCGGGCGTGGATCTGCGACGGCCTGTCCCGAGCCGTGTGCGCTGGTCACTGCCTGCGCCGCCTTGCCCCAGGCCACGATGCGGAACTCGTTGGAGTGCTTGGCCGGCCCTTGGTGTCGCACGTCGGCGACGCTGTAGGCGCCCTGCAGCGGCCCGGTTTGACCCGCCACCGTGCCCGTGTGCTCGCCCCAGCGGCGCACGCCGAGGGCCTGACCGTCCTTCCACTTCGCGGACTGATCGAAGCGCACGTCAGCCACCGAGAATGCGCCATTCGTCGGCAGGCTCTCGCCGGCGACGGTGCCGGTCGGTTCCTCCCAACGGCGCACGCCGAGTGGGCCGCTCCGCATGTCGGGCACCAGCAGGAAGTCGCGCAGCTTGCCGTCTTCCACCGCGAGCTTGTTGAGGCTGCGCCAGTCGCTGCCGGCTTCCACGAAGGCCAGGCGAACCCAGGTCTTCCACTGCAGCGCCGGCACCCGGTGCATAGGGCCGCCAGCGGCATCGCCTGGCAGGGGCATGTGGCGCAGGATGTCACCCACGGCGTGCAGGCGCCGCTTATGCGGCTCGTACAGGAAGGGCGGCACCTTCTTCTTGTGCCGGAAGACCTTCAGCATGCGCTTGCGGCTCTGGCCGAGACCGTCGCCCAGCTCGCCGCAGTCGTGGACCGTCTCCGCGCCGATGTAGCCGTAGTAGCCCATCAGCTTGTCGACCTCGTCGAGCAGCGGGCGCCCGCGGCTGGCGATGCGCGGCACATTCTCGAAGATGAAAAGGCCGGGCAGATCGTCCGCGAAGGCCTCCATCGTCAGCATCATGGCGCGCGGCACCAGCTCGTTGAGTGCGCGGTACTTGTCGGTTGTGCTCTTCTGTGCGCTCAGCAGGCCCGAGAAGCCCTTGCAGGGCATCGAGGTGAAGACGATGTGCGGGAACAGGCCGTGCGCGGCCTTGCGCATGTCGTCGGGGGTGGCTTCGCGCCACCCGGGCGGCGGCATGCGGTCGTGGAAACGCCGATACATCCCCAGCGTGAACAGGTCGATGCAGGCCTGTTCCACGCCCGTCAGGCGCTTGAAGTCGCGGCAGGCGCGGGGATCGTTGTCGACACCGCCGATGCACCGCATCTTGCCCCGTACAGGGCCGATGCTCGGGTCTGCATCGTTGAAGCCAGCAGCGCCGCTGCCGACTCCACCGCAGACATGAAAGTGATTGACGATCTCCGTCATACAGAAGCTCCGGTAGGTTCGTTGGAATAGATCTCCGCGCCGGCCACGTCGGAAAGACGTGCCTGCCCGTCGCGGATGCGGGATGCGAGCCAGTCGGCGCTGGCGATGAGGTCGAGACCGATCGACGCGTGGGCGATCAGCAGCGCCTTGGATTCGTTGGCGGCAATGTCGAGCGTTCCGGCCTGGCTGGACTGCCAGGCGTTGTCCATGCTCATCTGGATCACCGTGCGCAGGGCGGCGTGCAGGCGTTTCGCCTCGGGCATGCCGGGCTTGACGGTCGCCGAGATCTCCGCGCCCAGGGCGATGAGCCAGCCCAGGTGAGAAAGCAGCTCGCGCGCCGGTTCGCCGTCCGACGTCAAGTAGATGTCGATGCTGACCGTTGTCATGTGGCTGCTCATGCGCTGCAGCGCGACGGCTGTGGCGACCGGGCCGCTGCGGGCCAACTCGGCGCGCGTGCGCACCGGGCGGCGATGGCGTGTCTTCTGGTGCTTCATGTCAGGCCTCAGAAGGGGATGCCATCGTCGATGGGCGCCAACTGACAAAGGGTGCGCGTCTGCAACGGATCGCCTTTGAAGTTGACGTACGTCGGGATCTCGGCGCGCACCGTCGCGTGAGTGGCGAGGAACAGTCCGAAGGTGCGGCCCGGATGCATTTCTGCCAGTCGCACGGCCTCGCGCTCGGCAGCGCTGCGGCTGACCTGCAGCACGTTCGAACGGCCTTCCGGCGGAATGCTGCGCGGCGAGGCCGGCCCGGTGAGGTACTGCAGGGCGAAAGGCCAGTTTTCGCAGCCCGTGATGTCGAGGAGGACGAAGAGCTCGTCCACGATCAGACTCCCCGGCGACCGAAAGAGGCCAGGGCGGCGCTGAAGGCGGCAGGGCCGATGCCGTTGCGCTCGAGGATCTCTTGGCGCACGCGTTGCGCGTTGAGGTTGATGAGGCTGCGCTCACGGTCGGTGGCTGGCAGGATGCCGTCGACGCCCACCGGCCCCGTGCATACGCTGCGGTCGTAGGTCTCGCAGCGCTCGTGGTACTGCTTGACCAGTTCCTCCAATGGATGGGCCTCGCTGCTGAAGCGGCCGGTGAGCATTTCCTGCGTGAACGCAGCGCGACCTTCGTCGGTCAGGCACCGCACCGGCGGCAAGGCCGAGACGCGTTCGGCGAGCAGCTCCAGGCTTCCATCGTTCACCAGATCGAAGTCCGCATCGATCTGGTGCCGCTCGCTGCTGTGGTGCGCCGTGTCGGCGCTGAGCCCGGCCGCGTGCGGGCCCAGGACGCGGACCACGCTCAACTGCACGCCGAGGGCCATCAGGGCCTGCACCTCGACCGGATCGCGCAGATCTGTGACCGCGAAGCGGCGGAAGCCCACTGAGGCCTGCCGGCTGATCCAGCGCGTGACGATGTCGGCGTAGTAGGTCGGGCGGTAACGGCGCTGGTAGTCGGCCCAGTGCTGCATCACCCAGCGCGGGCTGCGCGGCTCGTGCAGGCTCTCGTCGGCATCGAAGCACCAGTTGATGAAGGCAGGGTCGCTGCACATGCCCACGGCGAGCGCAGGAATCGAGAATTCCTTCGTCGGCCGGAAGTTGAGCATCCGCTCGTCGAGACGCCATGCCGCCGCGATCTCGCGCCGCAGTGCGTCGGCGAACGCGATGGTTTCGAACTGGAAGCGGTTGTGCAGGACAGCGGCACAACTGTCCTTGCCCGCGCCGGTCTTCCCGGTGAAGGCGATCACCGTGATGCTGCGCTGGGTGACCTTGCCGAAGGCACGAGGGGCCTCGATGTAGACGCGTTTCATGTTGAGTCTCTGAAGTGGTTGAGTCAGTCGTCATCGCGCTCGCCCGAGGCGGCGCGCTTGCGGTCGAAGAGAGGGATTCCGCTGGTGGGCGGCTGGAAGGGGCGGCAAGCCGGCGCGCGCGGCGGCGCGGGTGCCCTGCCGGCGGCGGTCGGATGCCGGGCTGCGATGCGCACCAGTCGGCTGCGCACGCGGTCCTGCATCACCGCCTCGAAGTCATCGGCCCAGTGAAAGCGCTCCGCCATGCGTGCGCAGGCTTCGCGCAGCATCTGGTCGGTGGGCTCGATCGCGTGGGCCATGGCGGCTTCTCCTCGTCAGTGCCAGCCCGGCATGTCGAGATGCCTGGCGTTGGGCCCGCAGTTGCCGGCCGGCGCCCGTGCCACGTCCAGCGCTTCGGGCTGGCCCGTCAGCCGCACGGCCGGGCTGTCGCACAGCAGACGTCCGGCGCGGGCCGTCGAGTGCGTGCACAGCTCGCAAGCCCGAAACGAGGTCACCAGCGCCCGTTCCATGGGCTTGCTGTGGCCCACGCACGGCGGCGACGTGAACACGAGTTGCACGACCGCCGTATCCGGCGCGGTCGCGATGCCGTAGTCGCTCATTTGCCACCTCGCGAGGGCATGGGCACCACGTTGTCGAGTTCCAGGCTCTGCTGGCGCTCCTCGGCCTTGCGCTGGGCTTCGCGGGCGAGCGCGCGCCGAGCGGCCTTGAACGTCTCGCGAATGTCGGTATGTGCCGAGTCGCGGTACTTGAAGGTGGGCGCGTAGATGCTGCGCGTCGGCATGGTCTTGCGGGCTGCGTTCATGCCGACCTCCGCACGCTGAGCAGCCGTACGTCGCCGAAGCGGTCGAAGGCAAGGCCTTCGGCTGCGGCGCACGAGGTGGCGAGCTGGACGTACCCGTAGAAGACGCCAGTGGCGTCGATGACCTTCACGATGTAGGCGTGCATGGTCAGACCTCCTTTGCAGGGTTGGTGATGGAAAAGGGGAAGGGGACAGGCTCGACGCGGTCGACCAGCCGGCCCACAGCGGCTTCGGCGAGGCGCTGGGCCGCGTCGGCGTCGCGCGCGCGCAGCTGGATGAAGAGCGCGATCGGCGCCTGGCCGGGCACGGCGTGCCGGTAGTGGCAGCGGAAGGGGCGGGATTCGGTGATCTGCATGGCGTTGGGCTCCATGGGCTTCAGGAGCCGCGCGCCGGGCGTTCGAACACCCAGCAGTGCACCGTCTTGGCGACCTCGGTGCCTTGCTCCACTCGCACGCGGATGGCGCTGCTGACCGACTTGATGTCGAGGAAGCGCCGGGTCTTGCTGGTACGCAGCACCTTCTTCAGATCGGCCATCAGCGGGATCTGCTGGCGGTGCGTATTCGCCTTCTCGACGAACTCGTTGAGGTTCACCGCGATCTGTTCGGGCGTGCGGCTGTGGTTGAGCAGCGGGCGGTCGATGTGCCCGTGCTTGACCGACTCCACGCCGAGGCTGTCGAGGTAGTCGAAGGCCTCCCAGAACTCGTGCACCAGCGGGTGGTCGGCGTTGATCGAGCTTTGGCGCTCGCGGGCCATCGTGACGATCTGCGCCTGCACCTGGTCGAACTGCTCGTCCGAGAGCTTCACCACGCCGCGCATGGCCGTGGCCATCGCCAGCAGCTGGGCGTGGTTCTTCGCGATGCGCGGCTTGTGGATACCGTCCTGCGCGAGCAGGAAGCGGATGTTCTCGTCGTGCGAGTTGGTGATGGCCTGCATCACCTCGGCCTCGCGGCGCAGCGCGGCCAGGATGAAACCGCTGACCGTCTCGATCTCCACCTTCTCGAGCGTCTTGGCGCTCTCGTAGCTGGACTGCGTGAAACCTCCGGTGTCGAAGGTCATGTGGCAGATCCGCTCCATGATGGCCTGCGAGGCCTGCACCTGGTTGTTCTGGCTGATGACGATCGACGCGCGGAAGGGCGGGTCGTATGTCTCATTGCCGCCGGTCTTCACGCCGGTGGTGCGGATGCTGTTGCCGTTGTAGGCGTCTTTCAGCTCGTCCCAGTCGAACGACCTCACGTGGGCCTGCCCGCCGGTCTTCGTCTCCCGGTCCGACTCGATCAGCACGATGGGAAGGTTGCTGACCTGCGTGAACGTGCGCAGGCGTCCGGCGGCGGTGGACTTCGAGGGGTCGAAGCCCTCGTAGTCACGCCCGAGCAGCTTCCAAAGGAATTGGATCAGCGTGGTCTTGCCGGCGCCGGGCTCGCCGACGATCTCAAGGAACGGGAAGCTCTGCTGTTCGGCGCGTACCTGCTCGGCGAAGAGACTGCCAAACCAGAATGCCAACGCGATGTAGCCCTTGGCACCAAAGGCGCGCCACAGGTGCTGCTGCCATGCCCGCTGATAGCCCTCGCGGTCGGCATTGATCCGCAGCTGGATCGACTTCTGAAGCGACTTGATCGAGAGCTTGTTGAACTCGAAATAGTCTTCCTTGTTGGCCTCGTGGATCTGGCCTTCGCGTACGGCCACCTTGCCGAGGATGTAGGCCTTGTGCGAGGCGCTGTAGCCGATGAAATCGATGGTCTGGACCACCTTCGGGTTGTCCAGCTGCCACTGCATGATCTTCTTGAGTTGGTGGCTGCTGCCGCTGAACATCGCGCCTGGTGCGATGTGCAGGAGCCGCTTCTCGAACTCGGTGGCGGCCGTGAGCTGGCCTGAGGTGAACGTGGCCTTGATTGCCGGGCTGTCGTGCGGGAACGTGACGCGGAAGTAGTACCAGGCCTCGTCGGTGACCTCGTTCTTCTGGTAGTAGAGGGCCCGAGGCAGGCAGTTCGCGATGTTCTGGATGGTGTGGGACTCGAGCAGCGCCTGGTCGCGCTGGGCGTCCTCTGTCATTTCCTCCCGGGTGCCTTCCTTGATGGCCTCGCGCAGCGCGTCGCGCGCCTTGCCGTAGCGGTCGAGATCCAGCTTGAACCACCACAGCCGATTGCCGTGGTCGAAGTCGAACTCCGCGCGGCCGGTGTGGTTGTAGATGAGCAGCGCTTTCTCCTGCGCCGAGTCGGCCAGCAGCAGCGCGCCGTGGTAGCGGTACTCCCTGAGGTGGCTCTCTTTGAGCCGGTCGTGCTGGTGCGCGTCGTTCCAGTCGACCTTCTTGCCCTTGTCCTGCGGGATCTGAGCGGCCTCGCACACCCAGCCCTCATCGCGGGCGCGGCGCGCGTACTTCAGCGTAAAAGCCCGCCCAGCGGTATCGCCATCGAAGGCCCACACCAGCACGGGCGCAGGGACGGTGCCGCCCTGGGCTTCGAGCTGGGCCTTGAGCGCGGCGAGCGCCTTCTCCGGGTAGTTGTTGCAGCTCAGCAGCGCCACGGCGGCGATGCCGTGATGCGCCAGCGCGATCGCGTCGAAGATGCCTTCCACGAGCCACAGTTCGGTCGGGGGCGGATTGGTGGTGGGCGCTTCGGTGTTGCTGGTGCCGGCGGCGCGCATCGCCTGCTGAAGGGCCGCAGACAGGGCGGTTTCGGTCGGTGCCGGCTCGGCGAACGACAGCGAGGGCAGTGCCCACCATGCGCCCTTGTAGGCGCCGCCGGTCTTGAAGTTGGCCTTCTTCTTGCCGAAGCGGTGGGGCGCGTCGAAGAAGCGCTCCCACCAGGTCTCCTCGAGCTGGAAGCGGACGGTGCCTGTGCCGGCGCCGCGCCCGCCATCGGCGCGAGCGTCAAAGTAGTGCTCCTGTGTGTACAGGCCTTTGATCAGGGACAGGTCGAAGCCACGGCTTTCGGCGAGATAGGCATCGGCCGCGGCGTTGGGGTTCTGCTGCTCTGGTGGCTTCTGTTGCTCGGGCTTCTGGAAGCGCTCGCTCCAGTTGTCGAAGAAGTCGGGCAGCAAGTCCTTGACGTGCGACTGGTAGCCGCAGTTGTTGGTGCGCTGGCAGATGACCACCAGCGGCTTCGCGGCCCACGTCCACATCTCGCGTTGGCCGCAGCTGGGGCACTTGCCCTTCTGCAGGTATTGCCGATCGCTGGAGAGCTTGAACTCGAAGTCCCGCTCGAGCGCCGTGCTGATTTCGTCGTAGAGATCGCTGTGCATGGAGCCCTCAGAGCAACCCAGCCAGCGCGAGCGCGCGGCCGAGCAGGACTGCAATCAGCACCACCGCGAGGGCGGGCAGCATGGCCAGCAGGCCGGCGATCGACACGCGCAGTTGCAAGGGGCGGTAGGCGGTCCGGCGCATCAGGCAGACACCTCCTGGCGGCGACGGCGGGCCTGCACAGCGGCGTCGGCGGCATCGGCGGCGGCTGCGGCGCGGTTCAAGGCCGTGGCGAGTGCGCGGGCATCGTCCGGCGTGATGTGCAGGGGCAGGATGCCGGCGGTCGGGCCCGAGCCGACCACCACCAGCACGAAGGGCCGATGGCTTCGGTTGCTGCCGCCGGCACTGTGGTACGAGTAGACGTCGAGCCCGACACCGGGCGTCGCGTCGGGGTTGCCGTTCTGCTTGTGGCAGATCGTGTGGCCGTGGGGCACCCAGTGATTGCCGCCCTGGTCGAGGATTCGGGCGCTCACGATGCTGCCTCCTGCGTCTGGACGAGGGCGGCGCTGCGCCTTTGAACGCGGCCCGTCACGCCTGCATTGCCGCGCGCGATAGACCAGCGGCAGGAATGACCGGACGGGCACAGCCACTGTCCGATGGGGTCTGTGAAGAAGACTTGCCGCCACAGGTAGCTGTGGGCGTTGGCGCGAGTGGCTGAGTGCTGACCGGTCACGCTTCACCGCCTTCGCTGAAAAACGCCGTACCGGGCGGGGCATGCGGAACGGGGTCAGGCTCCGCGAACACGACGAATTCAGGGTCGAGCGGCTGCAGGCCCTCCCGCCTGCACTTCCCCTTGCGTTTCCAGTCGTGAGCCATGTGCTCGAAGCGCTGGCCGAAGTCATGGCGGCTCGACAGGAGGTTGAGCCATTCGTGCACCTCCATCTGGCAGCGCGAGGCGTCGCTGTTGATCACGGCGATGGCCGCAGCCAGGTTGCCCTCGTCGAGCAGCCGCAGATCCGTGAGGTCGAAAGGGAACCGGTGACCGTTGTAGAGGCCGAGAAGCACGCCGGCAGCCGCGCGGGCGCCAGACGTACCCCTGTGCTTCTGAGTGAGGTTCCAGAGCTTGATGAGCGCGGCGGTGTTCATGCGGCGCTCCCGACGTAGGGGTGGAGAAGGATCAGTGCTGTCATTTGGAAACCTCCGGGGTGAGCACGTCCCGCAGGGCCTCCGAACAGGCACCGCAGGGGTTGGGTGAAAGGGGGATCGAGCAGAGTGCTCTGGGCGCTATGAGGGCCCGTCGACGCTGGCCGGCGCGAAGAGATCACGCGTTTCCGGCGGCGTCATGAGGGGCGTGTGCTCGGCCGTGTTGCCCGAGCGGATCTGCTGGGCCAGCACGTCACGGCGCATGTGCGATGCGAGAGGCAGGTGCACGGACGGGGCGGGCGTGGCCGAGGGCGAGATCGTCATGTCCGCCTCAGTGGTCGCACGCCAGGTGTGCCCGCATTCGAAGTTGCTGCACACCACGTAGTGGTGCGATACGGTCGCGGTCATCACCTTGGTGGTCCGAATGGAGCCGAGGTGGTCGCAATGAGGGCAGCGCAGTCTCATCGCGGCTCCACGGGCGCCGTGCGCCGGTCGACGAGGTAGAGGGCACGGCCGCGCCCGGTCGTGGCGCGAGCAGCGCGGCGAAGGCGGGCCTTCACCAGCCATTCGGCAGCAGATTCAAACGTGGGCAGCCCGCGTTCCAACTGCACGCGCTCGATCAGCGCGTGGTCTTCGTCGGTGAAGGTGATGGTGTGCTCGGGCATCTTTTCGGCTGCTCTTTTTGCGCCGTGAAGCGGCTGTTTGCGGCCTTCCTTTAGGCCGCTCGCCGGTCGAGACTCGGCTCATGAACCAACCCCAGCACCTGCCGCGCTTCACGCAGGGCCAGCTCACGCAACAACGTCGCGAGCTGCTCGCCCTGATAGTCAGCCATTGCTTGAACGAGCCCATCCTCGTAGTCGTCGAGGCGGATCGTGTAGCGCTTGGAACGCACTCGCTTGGGATCGGGGTAGGTCATGGTCGTGCTCGGAAGGGGTGGGTCGCGTCAGCTGGTGAGCGTCTTCGTGCGCTCGCAGACGGCGAGGCCGCGCAGGAGCACCAACCGGGACACCGAGGCAAGGGAACGCTGCTCACGCTCGGCCATCTTTTCGAGCTTGGCCCGCTCGGCAGGCAACAGCCGGATAGGGATCGGCTTGTCGCTGATCACGCCGTTCGGCGCACGGCGCGGTGTCTTCGAGGCGGGCTTCATGGGCGGCGGTATGCTTGTGGAACAGAAAATTGCACAGTTAAGCCATTCTTGCGAGAAATATCGCGCAAGTCAAGATATGAGTGAGAAAAATCGCGCAGCCGTGGGCGATCGCTTGCGCGAGGAGCGCGACCGAACCGGCCTCTCGCAGGAACAATTTGCAGCCGCCCTCGATGTGTCGCGGCGGACTTTGGTCGCGTGGGAGAGGGGTGAACAGTCGCCCAACGCCGATGCACTAACGGCCGCAGCCGAGGTCGGAGTAGACGTGCTCTATGTGCTGATCGGCCAGCGTTCTGCGCCTGTAGAAAGCCGCCTAACCCCCGACGAGGCTGCGCTGCTGGACAACTACAAGCACTCGGATGAAGAAGGGCGCGCTGCGGCCCGGAGGGTGCTTTCTTCGCTCGCGAAACAGAAGACGGGGTAGTGGGCGCCCTGGGTGGCTTCAGCTCTTGTGGGCTCTGCTTCGCTGGCTGGACACCGAAAACTGGCTAGATTTCGACGAGTTGGATCAGGTCGCTTTCGGGCCGTTAGACCTCGATGAGTAGACCGGCGAGGTGCCGGTGATCTTTGGAGCTGAGCATGCTGACTTTCTTGGGCTGGGCACTTCTCGCGTTTGCTGTATTCCTCTTCGTGGTCTGCATCGTCGGATTTATCAACCCAGAATGGTTGACTGACAAGAAGACCGGCAAGGTGCCTTCGCGGCCGATGCTTGCCCTATGCGCGTGGCTCGGACCGGTTATCCCGGCAGCGGCGGGCGGCACTATCCTGATCCTTCAGCGTGTGCCCTGAGTTGTTTCATTGCTTCGCTTCAGAGAGGAGATAACTCAGTGTTCAAAAAACTGTCGAATGAACTCACACGGACCGTCAAGTCAGCCGAGCTTGGCGGCCTGGCCAAGGAAGTCGCGGAAGCAGGAATCGATGCATTGCTGGACCAAGACGGCTTCGTTAAAGATCTGCCTCTTGTAGGGTCTGTTGTCGCGCTCGCAAAGGTCGGAGCGTCAGCTCGTGATCGCCTATTGGCGAAGAAGATCCTGCGGTTCCTTGAGTCGCTCAGTGACATCGACGAAAAAGAGCGTGCAGAGATGCTGGAGAAGCTGGAGCAAAGCGAAGGCTTCCGGGGCCAGGTGGGTGAGCGTCTGCTCGAGATCTTGGATGGCCTGTCCATCGACAGACAACCGGAGATGGTGGCGAAGACCTTCGCCGCCTTTGCTCGCGGAAGGATCAGCGATCTCGAACTGAAGCGCCTTGTGGTCGCGATTGAGCGGACCCCACCGCACGAGCTGACGGGAGCGCGCGCCTATGCCGAAACACCCGAAGATGCTCGCATAGAGGCGGGTCGGTCAGATCCCATGATGCTCCTGGCTCTACAAGCGACGGGTTTGGTCGCAACCAGCGGGGGCTATGACGGCGGCGTCTTTCATCCGACGCCGTTGCTGGAAAAGTTTCTTGAGCTAGATCTCGATCGATAGGTGCCAGAGCACGTCGGCTCTTATTCCTCTTCTACGCTGCTGGGCTCGCGTTCGCCGGTGCCTTCCACTTCCATCTCTGCATGCGTTGTGAAGCCGCCGTCCCCGGTCATCGTGTGGCGAACCTTGACCGACAGCCAGTCCGTGTCGTCGATCTCTGGTTTATTCCATCCTGAGACCTTGACCGGCGATTGAGGGGTGAGCAGGGGCTGACCCATCGCCAGCGTCAGCTCGAAGGTCGCGAGCCCGCGCTGAATGCGCCGCCATTCGGCCTGCGCCGCCGCGCGCGCATCGGCCTCGTTCGCGAACGTGTCTTTGAGCCGCTTCGCATTGCCGCTGACCCCCACCAGCACCCCGCGCCTCTTCGCGCGCTTCGGATCGTGCCAGTAGGCCCGCACGCCGCTGTACGCGTCTCGGTCGCTGGAGTGATAGCGGTGGCTATCGCCATCGGCTCTCGTGATCTCGATCACTGGCAGGCTTTCGCCGCTCGACGTGGTTGTGCCGACGATGGGCAGGAACAGCAGGCGCCCGCGCTTGATCGTTGCGGCGGCATCGTGCAGCTTCGCCAAGCGCGTGAGGAAGTTCAGGTCGCTCTCGTTGGTCTGGTCGATGTGCTCGATCTGGCGGGCTCCGAGCGTGGGATCGATGCGCGCCACCAACTGGTGCCGGGCGGCGATCTGCCGGACGATCTCGCCCAGCGTCACGCCGTGAAAGCTACGCTCCACGCGTGTGCGCAACGACTGGTGCATTTCCGCGCTGCGCGCGCGGATGCAGATCTGGTCGGGCGCGCCGGCATGCTCGGCCTCGTCGACGATGAACGTTCCCTTGTCGACCAGGTCGGTGCCGGCCCAGCCGATCGCCAGCTGCAGCTCGACGCCCTTGCGGGGAATTTCCAGCGCGCCATCGTGATCGTCAAGCACCAGATCGAGCTGGTCGGCCTCGTTGCCGCGGCACTCCGACAGCGTCATGCTGATCAGGCGCGCGTCCACGGCCGGGGTGATGTCCCGCTCGCCGAGCTTCAGGCGGTAGCTGGGCGCAGGGTGCGCGGTGGCCTGGTCTTGCGGGTCCATCGTCAAGCCGCAACCTCTTCGTCGCCGCCGATGCCGTCGGTCTGTTCGTCATCGCCGATGGAGTCGGTCTGGTCGTCGTCAACGCGCTCGAGCTGGAGCTGGAACTCGATGCGCCGCGCCGCGCCGTTCGGCAGAAACACCGTCTTCGTCTCGGTGAGGCCCTCGATGACGTACAGGCCGTACACGATGCCCATGCCGTCGACCAGCGGCCACGAGGCGCCCAGGTTGCCCATCTCGCGCAGTTCGTCGAGGGAAGCGGTGCTGCCCGTCAGCTCGGGCATCAGCACGCCTGAGAGGTTGAAGGTGTCGTCGCCCACGCCGAGGAACTGCCGTGCAGGGCGGGCGCCGATGCGGCTGTTGCTGGCGTGGCGCCACTTCATCTGCCGCTGCAGCTCTTGATAGGCCAGCGTGTCGAGGCTGAAAACGAACTGGCCCAAGGCCATCATCATGCTCATGAGGTACTCCGGTCAGTCGCGGTCGGTCAACGAGGACCGGCCGGCGGCGCTCTTCGCGCGCTCGCGGCGGTCCAGCTCCATCGACACGGCGCGGGCAATCTCCTGAGCACTCATGCCCGGCGCCGCGTGAATGTGGATCTCGTATTTGGCGCCGGCGACAGGGGCGAGCTGGCCGGCGCTGGCGCTGATCGGCGCGCGGGTGTCGAAGCGCAGCGCTTCCGCGCCGGCCGTCCCCATGGGCAGCACTGAGGCGGCAGCCGTTGCCATGCCGAGCGCAGCCTGGCGCACGTAGCCCGCGCGGCCGGCGATGCCCAGCGCCGCCCCGTTGCTGATCTCGTTGCCGGCCAGCATGAAGACCCGGCTCGGGCTGCGGATGCCGAGCTTTTCCTTGAACCACGCCAGGGCCGAATCTGCCGCGCCTGATATTGCGCCCTGAACCTGCCCGAGCGCGCCCGTGATGCCGTTGGCCAGGCCCTGCATCATCTGGCTGCCGAACTCGGTGAACTTGCCCGGCAGCTCGAAGCCAAACCAGCGCATCGTCTCGGCGAACGCCTGGTAGAAGAGCCCGGCCGGCGACCAGTTCAGGATCGCGCTGCCGACCGTGGCGAGTGCAGCCGGCACCGAGCCGCCCAGGTACTGCCAGAACTGGTCGAAGGCGGCCTTCGCGCGATTCCACAGGTCGACGAAGAAGGTGCTGATCGGACCCCAGTAGCGGTAGATCAGGTAGGCCGCGACCGCGATCGCGGTGATGATGAGGCCGATGGGATTCAGCAGCAGCGCGCGGCCGAGCCACAGTAGCGCGGTGCCGGCCAGGCGGAAGCCCGTGGCGAGCAGGCCCAGCACACGGGCGAGCACGCCGCCCTGAATGCCCATGGCAGCGAAAGCGAACCGCATGGCGACGAATCCCAGGATCGCAGGGCCCACCACCAGCAGGATGCCGCCGAGCGCCACGAGCGCCACCGCAAGGATGCCCAGGCCGGTCGCCAGCAGCTGCGCAAGGCGTGGGTTCGCCGCCATCCAGTTCGTGAGACCCTTCATAGCGGCCGTGGCGAGCTTCAGCGCCGCGACATAGGCCGGCATGATGCTGTCGCCGAACTGCTTGTAGAGATCGTTGCGCCGCGCGGCCAGCTCCAGCTCGGCGCCCGAGGAGGTCTGCAGCGCGCGGTCGTACAGCGTGCCGATGCCATCGGCGCCGGCGTTGAGCTTCGCGTTCTTGTGGATCTGCTCGCGCTGCAGGTACATCTGCGCGAACAGGTTGGAGGCAGTGCGGTTGCTGAACATGCCGCCCATGGCGTCGAGCACCTGCTGCTTCTCGGTGATGCCCTTGGCGGCAAGGGCAGGCAGCAGGATCTTTTCCATCCACTCGAACTGGTTCTCCCGGAAGACCTCGCTGCCCTTGAGCGCGCCGACACCGAGCTGCGAGATCTGGCCGACCTTGTCGTGCTTGACCTTCGAAGGGTCGGCGATCAGACCGAGATCCATCAGCATCTGTGCCGAGCGCTTGGTCGTCTTGCCCTGGTAGATGTTGGAGTAGGCAGACATCATCGCGGTGCCCACGCGGTGGCCGCCCATTTCCTGCACCAGCGGCTCCATCTGGTAGTAGAGGGCCTCGTCCGTGAGGCCCTTGGCCGCGACGCCGCCGGTCTTGATGACGTTGAGCCATTCCTCGCCCTGCACGCGCCCGCCGGTGGCAGCGATCACGCGCTGGATCTTGTCGGCCTGGTCCTTGAACACCTTCTCGTTGGCCAGGCCGCCGCGCAGCTCGATGACCTTGAGCATGTCCATGAACTTCTTCTCGTTCTCGTGGCCCTGCTCTTCGCCGTAGATCGCCTCGTTGGCGAATTTCATCTTTGCCAGCGTGGGCGCCACCATCTCGGCGTGGTGGAGGTCGGCAAACACTGTCAGGCCGTCGCGCACGAGCATCAGGTTGTCCCGGGTGCTGGTGCCGTAGGTCTCCATGGCCTTCGCATACTTGATGGCGTCGCCCGTGATCTTGTCGCCCAGGCCGAGCGCCGCGATGCGCTGCTGCTCGGTCGCGAATTTGGAGCTTTCCTCGATCGGTGCGCGCATGGCGTGCAGCACCGCGAAGCCCGAGCCGGCCGCGATGGCGCCGGCGACGGCGGTGTTGTGGCCGAGGTGCTTGCCCTTCTGGTAATCGGCCTTGGCGGCATGCATCGCGCGCTGCCGATCGCCCAACTGCTTGAGCTTGGCGGTCTGCTCGTCGATGGCGCGGTTAGCCGCCGAGATCTCGGTGCGCAGCCGGCGCTCGTGCGTGCCCATGGCGCTCGCGCTGATGCCTGCGGCCGTGAGCTTGTCGCGCAGGGCCTGCACGCGGGTGGCCTGCCGCTGGTGCTGTTCGCTGAGAGCTGCTGCCTCTCGCTTCGCCGCGGCGAAGTCGCGGATCATGGCCTTGGACGGCGGGCCCAGGGCGCCCAGCCCCTGCGCCAGCTGCTTGACGCGCGCCTGCGCGGCCGTGAGCTTGGTGGTGGTGTCCTGCAGGCCGGCGCGGATCTCGCGGAACTCGCCGACGCTCTTCTGCTGGGTGTTGAGTTCCTTGAGGCGGTCGCGGGCTTCGCGCAGGGCCCTCGCGGCCTTGCTGCTGCTCTCGGAGACCTTCTTGAAGGGCGCGGAGGCCTTGTCCAGCGCCTGCAGGATCACCATCAGGCGCAGATCGCCGCTACCGGACATGTGCACCCCCTTGCGAGGCCGCCACGAGGCGCGAATGGAGCTGGAAGGGGGGAAGGTGGCGCATGGGTCTACTTGGGCGGTTCGTGGCGTTCACGGGCGCGCTCGCGCCACTGCATCAGGTCGGACACCGCCATGTCATCCATCTCGGCGGGGCGCCAGTGGAAGACGAAGGCGAGGTCCGCCATGGCGTCTTCTACGTGCTCTGGGATGCGGGAATCCGATCCGCCTTCGGCAGCAAAAAATTCACCACCTCGGTGCCGCACTGCAGCAGGTCGGACGGCTCCAGTGCTTCGACCTCGGGCTTCGTGAGGGTGGGGACCGTGAGGCGGGGCAGCACGGTGGTCAGTGCAACCACGTCCATCTGCATCAGGGCGGCCAGCGAGGTGCCGCGCAGCTCGCCGGAGCGCGGCTTGCGGATGAGCACCTTGGTGATCGACTGTCCGCCACGCTGCACGGGCGTGTCGAGGATGACTTCGCCGGCGGCAGCTTCCGTGGTGCTGGTGGGCTTCGGCGTGACGTCGGTAACGCTGTGGTCGTTGAGGTTCATGGTGCTGTGAAAGAAGGTGAGGGATGAGGGGATGCGCCGGCAGCTGCCGGCGCGGCCGGGTTGTAGTCAGCTCAGAACAGGCCGAGTGCCTGGCGGATCTGCGCCATGCGATCGACGCCGTCGACGACTTCGATGAAGTTCACGAAGTCGATCTCGATGATCACGACGCCGTCGATCGTGAGCTTGTAGTAGCTCAGCGAGGACTTCACCTTGATCTCGGTCTTCTCGCCGGCCTTGGCCTCGCCGAAGTCGATTTCCTTGTGGCGGCCGCGCATGACGATCTCGACCGCCTGCACCTCGCCGGTGTCGTCGGTCTGGACCGCGCCGGCGAGGCGCAGCAGCACGCCGTCGTGCGTGGGCGTGCCCCACTGGGCGAACAGGCTGCGCATGTACCCGGCGGCGGTCCAGTCGGACTCCAGGGCTTCCATGCCGAGGTCGATGCCGATGGGCCCGTTCATGCCGCCGGCACGGTAGTCCTCCATCTTGCGGCTGAGCTTGGGAGGGGTGAAGGCGGGCACCTCGCCGAGGTAGCCGGTGCCGTCGTTGAACAGGATGAAGTTCTTGAGAACGCGGGGAAGGGACATGATGTTTTCCTCTGTGGATCAGCGGGCGGGGCGCGGTCAGGCCTTGGCGACCATGTCGGCGAAAGATTCGTAGTAGCGGCCGGTGATGCGTTGGCGGAACGTCAGGTTCTCCAGCGGGGCGCAAGGCGTGAAGTCGTAGTCGAGCACCAGATTGCCGTCTTTGAGTTCGTCGGCGGTGTTGATCTCGCCGTCGACCGCCCAGACGCTGCCGCCTACGAGGTAGCCCGCGCGTGTCAGGTAACGGAACTTGCTGTTCACACCTTCGAGGATGTCCTTGGCGAGGCTCGGCAGCAGCGGCTTGTCGTTGGCCCACATGTGGGCCTCGGCGATGGTGTCGGCGAGCACCTGCGCGGTACGGGTTGCCGATTCGAAGGCGAACGACGGCTCGTCGCTGCAGGTGCGCGACCCCCAGAAGCGATACCCGTCGCGGTTGATCAGCGTCGTGACGTCGCCGGCGTTGAGCAGGCCGGCGTCGGTGTTCGGGTCCTGCAGGTCCCAGTAGATGTCCTTGCTGATGCCCGTGACGCCGTTGACGGCGACGTTCGAGATGGTCTTATGCCAGCCGATCTCGTTGTCGATCTTCGCGCGCAGGCCCAGCGCGGTAGCAACGGCAGGTGAACGGGTGTCGGCGTTGGCGACCAGATCCCAGGCCAGAAAGTCGGGGTGGATCACCATCAGCTCGCGTGCGCCGAACTGCTGCCGGTAGGCCGTGGCTTCTTCGACCGTCTCGCAGTCCCAGGCGCTCACGTAGGCCATCGCCCGCAGGCTTTGCGCGATGGTCGCGAAAGCGGTTGCCACGGGCTTCGTATCGAGGCCAGGAGCGCCCAGAATGCGCGGCTTGATGCCGAGCCTTGCCTGTGCCGAAAGCAGCGCCTTCATGCCTGTGCGCTGGCCGTCTGCGAGCACCGTGCCGATCACGTTGGTGGTGGTTGCGGCTTCGTCGGCGCCCTGCTCGACACGAACCACGACGGTGATGGGGCGCGCCTGCGCGGCGATGGCTTCGAGCGCCTTCTTCAGCGTACCGGTCGTGCCCGCCTTGCCCATGGCGTTGTAGACGTTGGTCACGAGGACCGGCTGGTTAAGAGGGAAGGTGGCCACGTCGGCGTCGGGCGCGGTGGCGACCAGGCCGATGATGGACGTATTGATCACGCGGATCGGGCGGGTGCCCTCGGTGACTTCGAGGACGCGTACGCCGTGGTGGTAATCGGTGAGGGCCATGGTGGAGTGCTCCGAGAAAATTTAAGAGGACGGACGGGGGCTGGGGGCGCTGCGCTGGTCAGAGGGCGGCGGCTTGAATGAACAGCGCGTCAAGCGCAGCGTCGTCAAGGCCGATGGCTGTGCCCAACTGCGCCAGGAAGGGGGAGGCGCGCTCGTAGGTCGAGGCGTCCCACTCGATCTCCGCGGCTTCGCGCTCGGGGCTCGGCAGAGCTGCGATCGCATCTGCGACAAGAGAGAGCTTGCCGGCCGCCAGCAGCGCGAGACGGCCCTGACGCCGAGTGACCGAGAAGGGGACCGAAGGCGATGCGCCTTGTCCAAGGTAGGCCTGGTAGCGCGAATCGACCTCGTCGATCTCCGCGAAGTAGGGGTAGTGGGCAGGATCTTGCGCACATGCGAAGACGGACAGGATCGATTGCATCGATGCGTCGGCGAACTGCACAAATACGGTGGGCATGAGGACTCCTAGAACGTGTAGCCGCTGATATAGGCCTGCGAGCTCAGCGAGTTGGCGACTTGCCAGTAAATCGTCTGTGCAGTCGAAAGCAGGAAGTTGAAGCAGCCGCCGACATATCCAGTGCCAGAGGTCGACCCTGTGGCAATCTGCTGAGAACCCATCCCGTTCGCGTCTCCCATCAGAAACAGGCCGCTGGTGGCGGTGCTCGACTGCCGTGTGGACCATCCGCTTACCGACTTGGCGTTCATGGGCACCACTGAGGCGATGGACAGGGCTGTTGTTGCTTGGTTGGCGGCCGAGGTGTTCAGGACAACGGTTGCAGTGATGTTGAGTGCTCGATCGCGCTGCAATCCCATCGTGAACTGGCTCGACGAAACGGGCCACACGGACACCAATGCCGATGCGGTGTAGCCCGCTGGCATGTTGGCGCCGCCATAGACCTCTGGAGCTACTGCGGCCGTTGCATTCGTTGCGAGCAGCGCAGATGCGCCGCTGGTCGGGTTGTAGATCGCATAGAGGGCGACGAAGCCTGTGGCCGGTGGGGCGCCGACATCCATGCCGCCTGCCCCGACGGTTCCGAGGTTGACGGTCTTGTTGAAGCCCGGAAGCCGGTATTGCAACCCACCCAGCGCCGAGGCGAGGATGAGTTCGTCGGCGGTGAACGTACCCGAGGCATTGGCAGCCCCCAGGTACATGCGGCCGTTGCGCACGGTTCCGACGACACCGGAAAGCTGTCCCATCGCTGCGGTGTGCTGACTCTTCGTGCCATTCGCAACCTGCAGCGGCGCACCGTTGCACCCGTGCAGGATGAACTTGTCGAGCGCGGCGCTCCAGCTGAGATGGCACAGGCCACCGGCCAGGTACTCACCGCCTTGGAGCGCGATATTTGCTTCGCCGACCACCGGCTTTGCCGCCAGGGCATTGACTGCCATTGTCAGCGCGCCGGTGTTCGTAGCAGCCGCCTGAACCCAAAGCTCCATGCCGTCCGTCAGGGCGGTGATTGCCGGCGCGAACGCGGCAGCTGCTGCGTTCGCCGCACCTGTGTCGGCGGCGTACCGCGCAGCATTCTTTTGGATTTCGGAGACGGCAGTGCCGGCCGTTTCGGCGTTGATGTTCGCGCGGGCCTGTGTGGCCTGCGGGGTGGTCAGGCCCTGAGCGGCGTCGTGCCGCACGTATTGTCCGTGGGGATTGGCAGCGCCCGTGTGAGCGGTGAGGTCGCTATCCATCGCGTACTGCGGGTGTGGATCGGATTTCCCCTCGTGCACGGTTACAGCGTCGCCGAGCGCGCTGGCCAGCTCGGCTGCGGTGTAGCCCCACCGCACCCACTTGGCAGCGTCAGAGCCGGGCGCGACGTTGGTGCTCTCACCGACGCTCTTCCACGTGCTGCCGCCGTAGCTGACGTAGGCGACGTTCGCCGGGTAGGGCAGCGATGCATCCCAGGGCGTGACGTTCCGCAGGCGCTGGTAGCGCGTGCGGTTGGCCAACTGTCGCGGGGCGAGGTTATCGATGCCAGTGGGACCGCCGAGGACTGGATCGTCTTCCTCTAGCTGGTAGATCCCGGCTTCGTAGAGATCGGACTCGTTGAGGTTTGCCATGTCAGGCGCTTCCGTGGTTGTAGGCGCCATCGCGTCGCGTGGCACCGTTGTGGCTGTTCGCGACAGTGGCGTAGCGCAGCGCGACCAAGTGGCAGCGAGCGGGGGCCACGGACGGCAGTAGCTTGCGCAGGCGCTCGGCCTGTGCGTTGGTGATCGGGCGCTGCAAGGCGACCATGTAGGTCGCCCAGGTGGAGATCAGCGGAGCGTGCGGGAAGATGCCGTTGCGGCGGATCGTCCCGTTGTGGGTTCTCCCGCCCACGCGCTCGATGATGTCCACCTCGCCGAAGCCCAGCGAGCGGATCAAAAGACGGATCGCCCAGGGCGTGCCCTTGTGGCGGTGGATCTCGATGCTGTTGAGGATCAGCGCGCGCTTGGCGTCGTCGGACTTGGCGTCCTGCCAGGCCTCGACCGACAGCGTCCATGACAGCCACGGCAACAGAGGCGCGAGGCAGAGCATGGCCGTCCACAGGTGCCGCAGGCCGTTGGTGTCCAGCTCCAGCGGCGAGGTGCCGGCCAGCGCAAGCTCGAGCGGGGTGCGGTTGGGCGGCAGCAGCCGCTGGGCGGGGGTGAGGTTAGCCACTGACCACCTCCTCGAGGACGGTGATCGCCGTGACGCGCACCCATTGGGTTTCCGTGCAGAGCATGTCCACCGGCGGCGAGGTGATGCTCACCCGGCTCACGCCTGGCTGGTGGAGAGCGCCATCGATACCAGAGCGTGCAAGGCCTTCCCCGAGCCTGCGGATCTTGATCAGCCAGGCGTCGAGCGCTGCCTTGCCGTTCGCCAGCGCGACCTCGCCGGCAGGGCCTTCCTTGCGGTAAACCGTCGCCTCGATCGTGGTTTCGAAGATCTCCGGCCCCTGCACCGGCACGCTGTCGCACAGCGGGCGGATCTTCTCGTCGTTGAGTGCGCCGCTCACGGTGCCGAGCAGCGCCTCGGTGGGCACGCCGCTCGGATCGGTGGACAGCACCGTGACGCGCACCGTGCCAGGGATCGGGCTGTCGATGCCCACGTCTGCGACTTGCGCACTGGCGCTGAGCGCGTGGAAACGATAGCTGTCGCGCGGACCGGCGGTGGTGATGCCCTCGGGCGCGAGCTGGATGCGCTCGCGGAAGCGTTCGTCGTCTTCGTAGACGGCCTCCACGGGCGGCACGGCGTCCGGATTGGCCGGCGTGACGACCAGCCGGAACACCCTGTAGTTCGCGCCGAGGTTGTCGAGGTCAGACTTCGTGGCATAGGCGAGCATGCAGGCCTTGGCAGCGTCGTTGATGCGCTGTCGCATTTCAAGCTCTTGGTAAGCCTGCACCTCCAGCAGCTTCATCGCCGGATCGGATTCGAGCAGCAGCGTGTAGTCGAAGCCCACCGCCGTGCACAGCTCCTGAAACTGCGCCACGCGCCGCGCGAAGATCGTCTCGAAATCGAGCACCTCGATCACGGCCGGAGCCGGCAGCAGCGACATGTCCATGCTCATGCTGCCGCTCCGACCTGCACGGGCACGCGCATCGACAGCACGCTGCGGCGCTGGCCCAGCGGGCTGTAGATGCCCTGCAGATCCAGCAGGACCTGGCCGGGCGTGTCGGTGCTGAAGATCTGCACGCGCGACAGGCGCAGACGCGGCTCCCACTTCATCAGCGCGCCCGCCGTGGCAGCGTACAGGCGCACGCGGGTAGCGCTGTTGTCCGGGTGGTCGATCAGCTCGGGCCAGAGACTGCCGTAGGGGCGGCGCATAACGCGACTACCCAACGCGGTCGCGAGGATGTCGGCGATGCTCTGGCGCAGGTGGTCGATGCCATCGAGCGCTTTGCCGGTGAGGCGGTTCATGCCGCCGGTCATGGCACCGCCCCGCCTGCGGTCCGGCCGCCATCGTCTTCCTCGATGTGACCGTGGCCCTGCACGCTGATGTCGCCCGCGACGATGTCGCCGCCATCGGTGGTGATGCCGTGGCCGTTGATGAACTCCATGTCGCCGTCGATCTGGGCCGTCTTGCCGCCGGGCCCGGTGCCCGAGCCAGCCATGCCGGCGGTGTAGGTGAGCAGACCCTGCACGACCAGCTGGCCGGTCACGATGTTCATCGGCGCATCGAGGGTGATCTCCTGCGAGTGCACCTTCGCGCTCTCGCTGGCCGTCAGGTCGGCGGTCTTGCACTGCACGGTGATCGAGTCCGGCACGGTGATGTCGGCGGTGCCTCCGCCGGGTAACGTGACCTTCAGCGCGCTCGCGCTATGGTCGTATTCGAAGACCGCCCCATCGGGATAGGTGGTGCGCTCCACGTCGCCGCTGTCACCGTTCGGGGGCACGCTGTCGCTGAAGAGGCCCACGAGCACGAAGCCGGAGGCCATGTCGCCGCCCGGCGAGAGCACCATGCATTGCTCACCCACGAAAGGGGGAGACCAGTGCCGCACATCGCCGGCGCGGCGGGCGAACCATGGCAGCCAGTTGGTCTCAAGCTTGCCGGACTTCACGCGGCATCTGTAGCCTGCGGGGTCCACCGCCATGATGGTGCCGGCCCGCACGAGGTTCTCGATCAGGCGCTGCAGTTCGAACGGGGACGGGGCCTTTCCAGACATGCCGTCGATGGTGCCGACCGTGCGCGCGCGACGCACTTCTTATCGGTTGTGCGAGCGCGATCTACAACCGAAAGATCAGGGGGCGAGGTGCTGCAGGAGCATGTCTTTCACCAGCTCGCGCTCTTCGTCGTTCATCGCGAGAAGGCCACGCGCCGGATACTTGTAGCTGGGCCCGCCGGGCTGCACCAGATCGCGCAGGCCTTCGTGGTGCACGCTGGCAATGCGAGCGGTGCGGCCGAAGAAGCCCACCGCGACGCCGTCATCCTCGGCCTCGACGCGCAGGTGGCGCGCGGCGCGCAGCTTCTCGAACATGGTGCGTCGGATGCGGCCTTTCTGCAAGCGGGCGTTCGTGGTCTTTCGCGGCTCGTAGGCGGTGCCGTCCGGGTTGCGCTGCGACGCGATGCGCTCTGCCTGCTTGCGCCGCAGAGCCTGGCCGATCTGACGGGCCAGCGCGCGGCGCTTCGGTGCTGTGAGCTGCGACAGCAGCGGCGTAGCCCAGTCCTCGAGTGCGCGCAGATCGTCGGCCACGTCAGAACTCGGTGGCCGGGAAATCCCAGGAGGCCAGCTGCTCGCCTTCGAAGTAGACCTCGACGTGCTGGGCCTCCTGCACGATGCCGACGTGCGGCGGTTCGACCGCGTGCGTCACGTCGTAGCGCTTGGCGGTTTCCTTCGAGGTCGGGTCCGGGCCCGGCTTGACGATCACGCGCTCGGTCAGGTCCAGCTCGATCGAGAGATCCATCGTTTCCTTGTTGAGGTATTCCGCCTCGAAGCGGATGCTCTTCTCCCGGAGGTCGGGGTTCTCGAAGATCTCGACCTGATTGGTGCGCAGCCAGGCCAGCATCGGCACGAAGATCGCGTCCGCGTGGCTGCTGTAGTCCAGCACCACGAGCTTCAGGGTGTAGCGGTAGACGAACGACAACGACGCCGCCGCGGCGGCGACGATCCGCCCGTTGGTGACGAAGATGGTGAGCTTGTCCGGGTCGCGCTTCAGCTCGGGCGTCGCGTCGGTCAGGTGCGCGCGCAGGCTATGGGGTTTGAGCATGCGTGCCTCCCGCCCCGTTCAGGGCATTGATCCTGTCGCGGACTTCGTTGTACCGGTCGATGCAGGCGTTGAGGTCGTGGATGGCGATGTCTCCCTCGCCGGTGATTCCTGCCAGAGCTGCCGCAAACGCTGGGTCAAGTTCGGCTCGCGCTTCTGCAGGCTGGCCGGCAGCGGCGGCACCTGAAGGCCCGGCTGCAGGACAGGCGGGGACACGGGCGGGGACTGACACCCGGACAGCGCCAGTAGACAGCTGGCGCTCCAGAAGAGCTTTTTCGCCTTGAACACGTTCGATCTCCTTTGCATGTGCAGCGTCGCGCTTGGCGAGGCTGTCGGTCATCTGCCATTGCGCATCGAGCGTGCGAGTAAAGGCGTCGACGGCCGCACGGGCGTTGTTGACGCGATCGGTCTGCCACTCCAGGCGCACGGCATCGCCAGTTGACCGGCCGCCCAGGTGCCAGACCAGCCCTGTCCAAGCGCCGAAGAGCGCCACCGCGATGACATAGGGCAGGGCCTTGAGCAGCCAGCTCATGGGAACTTCGTCAGGGCGGCGGCGATGGCCGGCTTCGGATCTGTGCCCAGGAACAGCAGCCGCTCGGCCTCGCGTCGGCGATCGAGGCCCTTGAGCACCTTGCCGCCGGACATGTTCCAGCGCGGGAACTGCGCGGCGGCGCCGGCCGTGTCCCCGGCGTTGAGCAGGCGCACGAGCGTGGACTTCGAAAGTGCGTCGACCCCGCAGTTGTAGAAGATCGAGACGAGGGCATCGAACTGGCGCTGCGAGAGCTGCACGATGACAGCCCGACGCACCGCAGGCTCAAATTCGCCGGACATGCGGCGCGCGTAGCGTTGATCCGCTTCGGCCTGGGTGATGGTGAGGCCGGGCACCACGTCGGGCCCGGTGTCGCCCCATCCGATCGTCCAGGGCTTTCCGCTGAGCCGGGCGAACGCCGCAGGCACCGAGGTGATGCGATAGGGGTCGATGCCGGCCGCGCTCAGCGCCTTGAACAGGGGCGAACCCGGGTCGGGGTAGGCCAGGAGCCTGCACTGCTCGAAGTAGTGGGCGACCTCGTGGCCGTCCGGGCTCATGCGGTAGTCGTTCATGGGCGAGTCCTGGCGCATTCGGCGTAGAGGGTGATGACGGCCTCGTGGTGGCGGTGGCGCTGCGCGGGCGTGGCGCCCGCCGGCAGCGTGGGCAGGGCGGCGCACGGAGGCGCGGGCGGGGGTGGACTGGCGCAGGCCGTCGCAGCGAGGGCCACCAGCAGGCACAGCAGCGGCTTCATCGGCCGCGCTCCTGTATCCGGGCGTTCGCTCGGTTGACGGCGTTGTTGACGGCACGGCGCTCCTGTTCCTGCGCGGCGCTGACGGACTGGGCCGTGACGGCAGCGCTGGCGGCGGTGCGTGCGGCAGTCTTCGCGGTGGCCGCCGCGCTGTCGGCCTTGCCGGCCACCTCGGCCACCGCTTCCGCCGCCGAAGAGACAGACGCGGCAGCGTCGGCCACCTTGGCGGCAGAACGCTCGGTCTTGCCCGCCACGGCGCCGAGCGCGGTCTGGAAGTTTTCCTGCAGGCGCGCGATCTCTTCGAGCCGGGCCTCGCGCTCTTGCTGGATGCCTGCGTAGTAGCCGATCGCCAGGCCGCCGCCGATCAGCCCGCCGATCACGAGCAGCGATTCCACGACGCGCCGGATCGCGCGCGGCAGGTGCCGCGTCGGAGTGAGCGGCGTCAGGTCAGAGTCTGGGGTTTGCATGGATCTGTTCCTCCAAGTTGGAGATCTGCGCGCGCAGCCGCTCGAGTTCGGCGTTCTGGCGCTCGATCTGCTTGGTCAGCTCGGACATCTGGCCCTGCAGCTTGTAGAGCTCCCTGTAGGCCTCGTTGCGCTCCTCGGCGAACTTGTCGGCGCGCTGCTCGGCCAGCGCCCGGGCCTCGCGCTCCGACTTGAGCATTTCCTCGTAGACGGCAAGGGCCTTGATCTGCCCCGCGCTGTCGGCGCCGGCCATGTCGCGGCTGTTTTTCTGGCTGAAGAAGTAGTACGCGGCCGCGATGCCGATGGCGGCAGCACCGCCGAAGACGCCCTTCAGTTCCGTGAACAGCTGGAGGAATTCGTTCATGGGTTCAGTCCCACAGGGCGACGGTGCGCCTCGTGCTGGTTGTCGTGGGTTCGGGCAGCGTGACCACGAGGCCGGCCGGGAGGATCGGGCCGTGGTCTGCGAGCCCGGGGTTGAGCAGGTAGGTCGCCTCGACCGTGCCCTGCGTGCGCTGCAGGTAGCGCCAGCACAGCAGGTCGACGGTGTCGTTTTGTTGGGCGCGCACCTGCATCAGATCAACTCGACGGTGGTGCGGCGGATGCCCAGGAAGTCGGAGATCGCCCAGCGCACGTCACGACGCAGCTCGCAGTCGCGCATTTCGAGCTTCTCAGCCTTCTTGTCGCCGGCGCCCGTGGTGTCGAAGTCGCGGTAGCGCTCGACCAGGTCGGCCTGCGTGTAGCTGTAGACCGCGCGCAGGTAGCGAGCGACCTGCACGCTCTTGCCGTCGACCTCGGGCGCCGGCACGTCTTCGAGCTTCGCGTGGCCGAGCACGAGCTGCGCGGCCTTGTACAGCGACAGCTCGGTGTTGACGCTGAGCACGGCCTGTATGGCGCTGTGGCGCAGCCGCTCGGGCGTCACGGTGCCGTCGAGGCGCGCGGTGGCGCGCAGCTTCGCCAGATCGATATCGGGAAACCATCCGTCGTTCGCCAGCGGTGTCTCTTCGGCGGCGGTCGGGGTGGGCGGGTTTCCGAGGAAGTTCATGGCGAAGGGGAAAAGGTCGGCGGTGGTCGGGCGTCTTCCGTGGGCAGGCCTGTCAAGGTGCTTCAGGAGTCAGCCCGAGCCGCCGGGGTCCGGGGTCGGACTCGGTTACGGCGCAGGGGGCGTCTCCGGCTTGTTGAGCCGGCGCTCCAGGCGCTCGATGTCTTTCTTCACGCCCACCTGTTCGAACAGGGCGAGGGCGCGCTGCAGGTGCTCCAGGGCGAGACGGGCCTCGTCGATGGACACCTTGTCGTAGTCCACCTCGCCCGAGCCTGCCCGGCCGATGACGGCATAGCCGAAGGCCTTGTGCAGCTTGGCGCGGGCCTGGTCGGGCGCGTCGAGATCCTTGGTGCCGAAGATGATCAGCGGCAGCAGCTGCCGCGCGTCTTCCCGGCTCATCTTCCCGGTCAGGGCGGCGGTGGCGAACTCGTCGATCAGGATCGTGGCCAGGTTGCGGTCGTACTGGTCCGGCGGCGCGAGGTCGTGCGCTACGGCGTACTGAGCGATCTCGATCGCGCGGTGGTAGTTGCCCGCGTCGATGTGCCACACGAGCACGGTGGTCACCACCTGATCCTGCGCGCCGCCGTTGCTGGCCAGGACGCCATCGATCCATGCGTCGTAGACAGGCAGGAAGGCGCGCTTCGCTTCGATCTTGCGCTCGACGGACTGGATGTCCTTGAGCGCACGGCGGTGCTCGGCCAACTGGGCCAGCATGAGCTGGTAAGCGCTGCCCTGCAGCTCGCCGCCCACGCCCGCCGCGGCGGATGCGATCTTGGCGAGCTTGGCCTGCAGGTGGCGCTGAGCGGGGGTCTGGCGCATGGCGATCAGGGCTGGATCGTGATGTTCTCGACCAGCGCGCACAGGCCGTAGTCCTCGACCACGAACGCGTCGTTGCTCGACTCGTAGTTCTCGATGCGGTCGCGCTTGGCGTTGTCCTCGACCTTGCGTCGACGTGCCGAGTTCTGGAAGTAGATCGACAGGTTGTCCAGGCGCGTGATCAGCACCTTGTTGGTCGGGAAGTAGGGCAGAGACAGACCGGGCAGGCTCCCCAGGCGGCGCTGGCTGCGCACGATGTCGGCCGCGAGGATCTCGGTGGGGGCCTCGGGGTCGCTCACCAGCGGGAAGAGCTTGTCGTGCATCAGGGGACGCCCGACGATCGCCACGAGGCCACCGTCTTCGCGATACCACGGGTCCAGCAGCGTCTGGTACGCGTCGTACACCAGCGCGTCGAGGTTCTTGTAGTCGCCGGTCGGGCCCACGGTGATCACGCCCGGGGCCGCGCCATCGTCCAGCACGTGCGCCGGTGCGTCGGTGCGGATGTGCTGCAGCCAGCCGATGTTCACGTCTTGCAGCAGCGGGTTCGCGACGAGGTCGGTGTTGGCCGCAGCGGTGATGCCGTTGAAGCCGATCATGATCCGGTCCAGCGCCTGGCGCTTGACGATCACATCACGCACCCGGGTCTGGAAGTCCGGGAACTTGGCCCATGCGTCCAAGGTGGCGTATTTGATCGCGGTGTCGTAGTTGGTCTTCTTGCACTCGTAGGTGTGCTGATCGAGCGTCTCGACCGAACGCGGCACGCGGTCGGCGTTGTCGGTGTTGGTGCGGCTCGCGATCGGACCGCTGACGCCGAGGCCCAGCTTCTCGCCCTTCATCTCGTCGACGCCGATGATGTTGATCTTGCCGAGGAACTCGCTCGACTCCTGGATCTTCGTTTCCAGCGTCTGCTGCACGGTCGGCTCGACGGCGAACTGCTCGCGCGCCGAAGGCACGCCGTTGAGCTCGCCCAGGCGATCCATGAGCTTGTTGAAGAGAAGACGGGTTGCGTTTTGCATGGTGGCTCCGGTGATGCGGGTAAGTGGCTGTGGCTGGTGGCGGTTGTGGCGAGGGCGGGCGATCAGCAGTCGGTGGTCTGCATCTTCGGATCGGTGCCGGTGGCCGGCGGGCGCCGCGAGTGCTTGTTCGCATCGGTGGTGTCGATGGTTTCGAACTTCGCCTTCAGGCCCTTGTGCTCGGTTTCGAGCGTGTTGAACTTCTTCTGCAGGGCGGCGAGATCCTTGGAGGTCGTGCTGCCTTGCTCGACCGACGCCTGCAGCGTCTCGCCGAGGTCATCGAGGGCGCCCATCAGCTCGGTGGCCGTGGCGTCGTTGCGCTTCGACTGCGATGCGAATTTCTTCGAGAACGAATCGCGCCAGCTCTTCACCTTGGCGAGCACGCCCTTGTCTTCTTCGTCGTCGTCCTCGAATTCGAGGGTGACCTCGACGGCCTCGGAGAAGAGGTTCTCGGGCGCCTGCTTCTTCCCGGCGAAGGGGTTGCTGTCGGGGTGCTTGGCCGCGAAGCTAAGGATCTCGGTGCCCAGGCTCGCGGGGCTGTCGGTGATGCCCAGGCCGACCAGATAGGCCTGGCCGGTGTCGCCGAATTTGGGGTTCACCTCCATGCTGGTGTAGATCTTTTGGCGCTCCTTCGCCAGCTTGACCAGATCGGGGGTGGGGTCCAGCTGGGCGAAAAGTGCGAGCTTCTTCTGCCCGTCGAGAGTGATCTCCTCGGACTTCAGCGCGGTCACGTCGCCGTAGGCCTTGAACGGGCTGTCGGGCAGCGTGCCGCGAATGTGTTCGAGCCAGATGCGCGCGCCGTACTTCGCGGGGTCGAAGTTGGCGGCCATCTGTTGCAGCCAGGAGCGCTCGATGGTGCGACCGTCGGTGGTAGCGCCTTCGACGGCGACACGAAAGAACTTGGACTTCTGGGCCATGGTGGTGTGCGGGTAGGTTGACGAGTGATGGCGCTGATGGTCGGCCGAGCACGCGCGAGGCTCAATGCAATTCGGTTGTGAATGCGCGATCTACAACCGAAACAGGTCTGAGAGGCGTCGCGAAGAGACGCGAGCGCCCATAGCCTCACCCGCATGGATTCATGCAGCGATGTCGTCGAAGCGCTCGAGGCCCTTGGTGCGCCGGTGGTGGATCAGCGCCGCGCGGCGCGTCATCTCTACTGGCAAGGCTGGCGCATTTCCTCGATTGCGGAACATCTTGGAATTCCGCGCACGACGGTGCACGGATGGAAGGATGCCGAGGAGTGGGACAAGGCGCAACCGATCCAACGCGTGGAGGGCGCGCTCGAAGCCCGGCTCGTGCAGTTGATCGGCAAGGAATCGAAGACCGGCGGCGACTTCAAAGAGATCGACCTGCTGGGCCGGCAGCTGGAGCGCACCGCGCGCATCACGCGCTACGAGAAGACCGGAAAGGAAGCGGACCTCAATCCCGAGATCGAGAAGCGCAATGCCGGACCGAAGAAGAAGCCGCAGCGCAACCACTTCACCGATGAGCAGGCCGACGAGCTGTACGAGGCGTTTCAGGACTCGCTCTTCGGCCATCAGAAGGTATGGTTCCGCAACGGGCACGAGCGCACGCGCATGGTGCTCAAGAGCCGGCAGATCGGCGCGACCTGGTACTTCGCGCGCGAAGCCCTCGTCGACGCGCTGAAGACCGGGCGCAATCAGATCTTCCTGTCGGCCAGCAAGGCGCAGGCGTACATCTTCCGCCAGTACATCGTGCAGTTCGCGCAGGAAGCCTGCGGCGTGACGCTGACCGGCGATCCGATGATCCTGCCGAACGGCGCGCACATCTACTTCCTCGGCACCAACGCGCGCACCGCCCAGGGCTACCACGGCAACTTCTATTTCGACGAGTTCTTCTGGACGCACCGCTTCGAAGAGCTCAACAAGGTCGCGAGCGCCATGGCGATGCACAAGCGCTGGCGCAAGACCTACTTCAGCTCGCCCAGCTCGATCCAGCATGAGGCCTACGCACGCTGGAGCGGCGCCCACTTCAACAAGAACCGGCCGAAGGATCAACGCGTCGCCATCGACCTCTCGCACGACCGCCTGGCCGGTGGCTTCACGGGCGAAGACAAGGTGTGGCGCAACATCGTCAACATCATCGACGCCGAGGCCGCAGGCTGCGATCTCTTCGACATCGACGAACTGCGGCTCGAGTACAACCCGCAGGAGTTCGCCAACCTGCTGATGTGCGAGTTCATCGACGACACGCAGTCGGTGTTCCCGATGTCGGAGCTGCAGGCGTGCATGGTCGACTCGTGGGTGGACTGGGCCGACGTGTACAAGCCGCTGGCGCCCCGTCCCTACGGCTACCGACCGGTTTGGGTGGGCTACGACCCCTCGCACACCGGTGATACCGCCGGCTGCGTGGTGCTCGCGCCGCCCGATCGCCCCGGCGGAAAGTTCCGCGTGCTGGAGAAGCACCAGTTCCGGGGCCTCGACTTCGAGGCGCAGGCCGAGGCCATCCGCAAGATCACCGAGCGCTACAACGTGGCGTTCATCGGGATCGACACCACCGGCCTCGGCCAGGGCGTCTACCAGCTGGTGAGCAAGTTCTTCCCCGCCGCCAAGGCGATCAACTACTCGCTCGAGGTGAAGACGCGCCTCGTGCTGAAGGCCAAGAGCGTGATCAGCAAGGGAAGACTCGAGTTCGATGCCGGGTGGGTCGATCTCGCGCACGCGTTCCTCGCCATCCGCAAGACGCTCACGGCCAGCGGCCGGAATGTCACGTTCGAAGCGGGGCGCACCGAAGACACCGGCCATGCCGACCTCGCGTGGGCCTGCATGCACGCCCTCGACAACGAGCCGCTCGAAGGCACCACTGCCGCGAACAGCGGCTTCATGGAGATTTCCTGATGGATACACAAACGACTGCCGCAAAGCCGGCGGGCATGGAAGCGTTCACCTTCGGTGACCCGGTGCCGGTGATGGACCGGCGCGAGATCCTCGACTACATCGAGTGCTGGATGAACGGCCGCTGGTACGAGCCGCCGGTCAGCTGGGACGGCCTGGCGAAATCGTTCCGCGCCAGCACGCACCACAGCAGCTCGATCTACTTCAAGCGCAACATCCTGCTGAGTACCTTCATTCCGCACAGGCTGATGGACCGCACGACCTTCAGCGCCTTTGCATTGGACTTCCTGACTTTCGGCAACGCGTACGTCGAGCGACGGGACTCGCTCACGCGGCGACCTGTGGAACTGAAGCACGCGCTCGCGAAGTACGTGCGGCGCGGTGCAGACCTTGAAAGCTACTTCTTCGTGCGCGGCTGGAAGGATGAGCACGAGTTCAAGGCCGGCAGCGTCTTCCACCTGCGCGAGGCCGACATCAATCAGGAGGTGTACGGACTGCCCGAGTATCTGAGCGCGCTGCAGTCGGCCTGGCTCAACGAGTCGGCCACGCTGTTCCGCCGCCGCTACTACAACAACGGCAGCCACGCGGGCTTCATCCTGTATGTCAGCGACCCGGCGCAGCAGCAGGGGGACATCGACGCGATGCGCACGGCGCTGAAGGAAAGCAAGGGCCCGGGCAATTTCCGCAACCTGTTTCTTTACTCGCCAGGCGGCAAGAAAGACGGCGTGCAGCTGATCCCGGTCAGCGAGGTGGCCGCGAAAGACGACTTCTTCAACATCAAGAACGTGAGTCGCGATGACGTGCTGGCCGCGCATCGCATCCCGCCGCAGTTGCTGGGCATCGTGCCCAGCAACACCGGCGGCTTCGGCGCCGTGGTGCCAGCCGCCCAGGTCTTCGCGATCAACGAGATCAAGCCGCTGCAGGACCGGTTCAAGGAGATCAACGCGTGGATCGGCGACGAGGTCGTGCGGTTCAACGTCTACGAGGTGCCCACGGGGGCGGCGACGGCCGCGCCCTGAATCACAAAAAAGACGGGCGACCTGTTCAGGTGTTGGAGCACCTGTTCAAGCCCCGAAATGCAGAACGAGCCTGCAAGCCGGCGAGGCCCGCCACCCTGTACAGAGTGGGCCAAGCCTATCAAAAAATGTGGAATAAAGGCTTGCACAATGGAAATTTCAGCGAAACCTCTGGTGCCGTGGATCGGCGGCAAGCGCCGACTCGCGAAGCACATCCTTCCCCTGTTCCCGGAGCACACCTGCTACGTCGAGCCCTTCGCGGGCGCGGCGGCGCTCTTCTTCCTGAAGGAACCGGCGAAGGTCGAGGTGTTGAACGATGTCAACAGCGACCTCGTGAACCTGTACCGGGTGGTGCAACACCACCTCGACGAGTTCGTGCGGCAGTTCAGGTGGGCGCTCACGAGCCGCGAGATCTTCGGCTGGCTCAACGAGACACCGCCGGCCACGCTGACAGACATTCAGCGCGCGGCGCGGTTCTTCTACCTGCAGAAGCACTCGTTCGGCGGGAAGATCGAGGGCCGGACGTTCGGCACGGCGACCTCGTCGCCAGGCCGCATGAACCTGCTGCGCATGGAGGAGGATCTGAGCGCCGTGCACCTGCGGCTTCACCAAGTCACCATCGAGCGGCTCGACTGGGCCGCGTGCGTCCAGCGCTATGACCGCACCCACACCCTGTTCTACCTCGACCCTCCCTATTGGGGCACCGAGGGCTATGACGTGCCGTTCGGCCTCGACCAGTACGCCCGCATGGCCGAGCTGCTGAAGTCGATGAAGGGGAAGGCGGTGGTCAGCGTGAACGACATCCCCGAGATGCGTCGGGCCTTTGCCGGGCTGAAGCTGCGCCCGCTGTCCATCACCTACTCGGTCGGCTCGGCCGAGAACCGCTCGCCCTCGTGCGAGCTGCTGATCACCAACTTCTGAACGGCGCGCGGGCCCGCGCGGCCCGCTACGCCAAAGCCCCGTAGGCGCGTTCGCCGCCCGGGGTACTTCCGCCCCTTCCCCTTCGCCTTTCGTGCTGCCCACGGCCCTGTCGTGGCGCGGCATGGCCCATTTGCGCCCAAGGGGGCGGGCCGGCAGGGCCGCAGGCGACTCTGCCCCCCGGCGCGCGGTCTTGACCCCGCCACGCCTGCCCGCTAAATGGGTCCCTTTCGTCGAGCCCGTCGAACCGGGCTGGCGCCAGCAGCGGCCCGGGCCGCGCGCGCCCCGACCGGGGGCTTTTCGCGACGCGAAATGACGGCCTTTGGCACCGAAAACAGGGTTGTCGGCCTCGGGGTCGGCCCGGTGGGGGCCGCCCAGAAATCCGGGAGGGGTTCGGGAAAAGCCTGATATCCCTAATCGCCCCCCAAAACCGCCCGCAAACCCGCATGGCGCCTAGCGCTGCCATATCAGGGTGCAACCCTGATACGACCTAACAAGTACCCTGATATTTCGCTAAGTTGTTGATTTATATAGGGCCAACTTACAAAAAGAATCAGGGTCCAGAACCCTAATATTGTTAGGTTCATATTAGACAAATATCAGGTTTGTAGGACAGGCCGGGAACCCGCATGGATGCTAGCTTTTCGGTCTTTTTGGGAAGGTCTGTTAGGAATATCAGGCTTTTCCCGACCCCTCCCGGGAATTTTGGAAGGCCGGAAACTGTATACGGCGTGGCGCTGGGATCTGGCGCGCAAAGTCACAGGCGAAAAAAAGCCCGCCGAAGCGGGCTGTTGCGACCAGGGGGAGCGGCGCAGGGTCAGGGGTGCTTGATGGAGAACAGGAAGTCGATGCCTTTCGCGTTGCCGAGAAGAGGGCTTGCCCGGCGCTTGGCAGCATTGGTGGCCAGCAGCCACGCCGCAGACAGCTGGTCTTCCTCCGGGCTCAATGCCTTGATCCCGTGCTCCACACCCTTCGCCCAGGCACGGAAGCAGGGGAGCACTTGTGCTGGCCCGCCGATCTCGGCCTCGAGGGCTTCAAGATAACTGAGCTGCGCGGCGTTGACTTGGTCGATCGAAGCGCCATCAGCGATGACGGTCACGGTGTAGGCCATGAGGATCCTTTCAGTCGGGCTCGAAATTAGACAACGGATCGAAGAAGACCCCGGCATCGCGGGGGCTGGCTCAACTTGGGCTGCTCACTGCATCAGGATCTTGACGGCCCGCAGCGGCTTCGTGACGCGCCAGCTGACCGTGTTTCTGACGGCCTCGAGCTCGGCCTGCACCTGGTTCGCGCGCGCGTTGGCCGCGGCCAACGAGGCCGACAGATCGTCCTGCACTGACCGCTTTGCTTCGCGCTCGGCGTTCAAAGCTTGTTCCAGGGCAAGCCGCTCCGCTTCCAAGGTTGCGACACGGGCGTGCAGGTCGACCGCCGGCGGCCGCGGTGCGGGGTTGACCACATATCGATCGAGGAATGCACCGATCTTCGATTCGTCGAATGCTCCGACGAGCGCCATGTAGTCGAAGTGAACGATGTGCTCGTGCATCATCAGATATCGAGCATCGGCGTCGTGGAGGTCGACGGCGGGGCCTCTCCCGACTGCATAGAGCACGGGGAAGATGTCGCAGACGGCCTCAAGGAAGTCCGGCACCGTCATCCGGCGGAATACATTGAGGGCCCAGTGATTCAGCTCGAAGGTGACCACAGGCCTGTCGCGCGCTAGCGTTTCCGCGAGGCCTTGAAGAACGCCCAGCTCGTAGCCTTCCACGTCGATCTTGATGAAGTCGACGCCGACATTGGGCAGCGCACGCCGCACGGCCTCGTCGCCGCGGACGATCTCGATCGATTCCATGATGTGATCGGCCAGCGGTGTGTCGGTCACAACGCCCGAGCCACGGCACACCGGGGGAATCGCCAGGGCCAGGATGGCGGGCTCAGCGCCTAGCCCGGCATTCACGGCCGTGACGTTTTTGACCCCCGCTGCCTCAAGGTTCATCCTGAGGAAATTGAAGGTCGTCCGCGAAGGCTCAAACGCGAGCGTGGTGCTGGCCAGGCCGGACAGCAGCAGCGCGGTGCATCCGACATTGGCGCCGACATCAAGCGCGACACCGCCCGGCTTTACCAAGGTCCGCAGGAGAGCAACCGTTTCGGGTTCGAAGGTGCCGCGCATATTTGCCAGGTACTCATCGTCGGATGTGACGGTGAAGGTCTTGTCGCCGATCAGGATCGGTAGGCTGCGCGCCTCTCTGCTGTCCATGCTCTCTCCTCGTTTTTTGGCATCTCACGAGTCTAGTTGGCTCGGTTGCTCGAAAGCGCGATCACCTTCAATTCAGGGCGGGAGAACCTCGGGGAGAGCGTTGGCGGTTTCGCTCATATGGTTCTTGTTCAATAAGGCCAGTCGTCGTCGTTGACATGGAAGCCTGTCTTCGTCGGAGCATCCATGCGTGCCAAGGCAGTTTTCGCCTGCTCGAGATCGAACATGCACCACCACAGCTGCGGGAACGGGACGGGCTTGCTCTTGGCTCCGCGATGAAAGATCTCTTTGCCTGCGATGAACTGGCCGCCCTCGCGGGCTTCAAAAATTCTCGCGTAATGCAGTGGGGGCACGAGGTCCGTGGCCGGACGGCCAGGCGGGACCAGCCGTGCCTGTTTGGTGCGCCCCCAGAGCTGCGGATCTGCCCACTTGAAAATTAACTCGCCCGTGAAATGAGGTGGGCCGAGAACTGCACTGCGCGAGCGCCAGGCGCCGCGCTGGCGCAAAAGAACAACGGTGAGCACGATACAAGGCCGCTCCCTCAGAATGGCACCGGGCCGTACAGCCCCCGGATGTGATCGCCGGCACTGCCTTCGCGGGCATCACGGAAGCGATCCGCAGCGCAGGCGCAGAGCGTGGCCACGCCGTAGGCAAAGTCCAGCATCTCTTTCGAGAGCGGTTGCCCGTCTTTTGTGATCCCCACCCTGACGGCAAGCGCCTGGAACTTCTCCTCCACGCGAATGAAGCCAGAGTCGGCACCGGTATAGGAGTTGAAGTGCTGGCGGGCCACTTCTTCGGGCAGCCGATGGCCGACCACGCGCTGAAGTGCGTCGCCCTCTATGGACGTGATTTCTATGTCTATCTCGCCGTTCGAGATGGCATGCGATTCCTCGATGTAGCGGGAGATCCACTCTTGTCTCCCTGATCGCTTGGGGGCGGGGGGGACGAGGGAGATCTCGGGGGTGACGCTGGTGACGGGAAGGGAGCCAGACGCAATTGCAGATTCCATGATGGACTCCTGAAAAGACTGTATGAAAATACAGTATCCGCCTCAGGTATTCGGTCGTCAACAGGTTCCCGAGCGCAGAATCTGGACACCATGTGCACCCGTTACATCTCTCCCGAAGACCGTGAGATCGAGGCGGCCTGGTACATCGGCGCCCGCACCGCGGAGCGTTGGCTGCGCAGCATGCGGCCGATGTACACGGGGCCCTTCATGCGCCGCGCCGTCGATATGACAGAGTACGAGCGCGAGATCGTGGTGGGGCAGTGGTCGCTGATCCCGTCCTGGTCGAGCAGCCATGTCCCAACGGCGCCCCCGCGCAAGGGCGAATCGAAGGGCAAGGAGCTGGCGACGCACAACGCCCGCTTCGCCGGCATCGAGAAGAAGCCGGCCTTCAAGGATGCATGGAAGCTGAGCAGGCGCTGCATTATCCCGGCCTGGAGCTTCGACGAGCCGAACTGGGAGTCAGGGAAGAACCAGTGGTGGCGCTTCCGGCGCGCGGACGGTCGCCCCTGGGGCCTGGCCGGCCTGTGGAGCACCTGGAAGGATCTGAAGACGGAGAAGGTGTGGGAGAGCTACACCATGCTCACGATCAATGCGAACCTGCACCCGATCATGTCTCGCATGCACAAGCCCGAGATTGACCGCACGACGAAGAAGCCGCTCGAGGTGCAGGACAAGCGCTCCGTGGTCGCGATCGAGGAACACGACTTCGACCGGTGGCTGACGTGCACGCCGGAGGAGGCGCAGGAGATGGTGCAGCTGATCCCCGTCGACCTGATCGACGCAGGGCCTGCTGCCGCCCAGGAGCCAAAAGAGGAGACTGCCGCGGCCGTGTCGAGCGCCGATACCGAAGATCTGCCGTTCTGAGGATTGATCTTTGGGTCAACACGAGATCCCGACCGATATCTGGATCTACTACTGTGCCAAGAGCCTCAAGATGCATTGGCGCTCCGTCGATCCAGCTCAGCTCGACGAACTCGCCGAAGACCTTGCCCGTGAGCCTCATCTTCGGCATCTATCTCCCCAGGCGGCGGCTGCGCATTGGCTTGATCCTGTCCCGTCCGATGGTCGAGGCGAATAACCGCCACGGCTTCAAGATGAGCTGCCGTTGGCCTATTGGATGGCCTATAGAAGAGCGCGTCTAGGCCGTAAGCCGCATGGATGTTGAAAACTCCGGGGACACACTCTCCGCCAAAAATGCTTGCAAGTGATTGATAAATAAAAGCTTTTTAGCTTATCACGCTTCAGCTGGCAAAGCTACTATCAAAGGCTGTTGGCCGTCGATACGACTGTCTCCAACACCCTAGAATGCCCCACCGCAGATCCATCCACCGAAGGTGCGTTATTGGGGGCATCAATTGAGTGATTCCATTTCACAGCAGGACGCCACAGGCCTGAGCTTTTGCGTGATTCCAGCAGACTGGAGCAGCAGCTATTTTGGTGAGTTGACTGTGGGCTGCGTAAGCCCAGGCGTCGCGTCCTTTGATGCCCAGGTCGACAAGCTGATCTTTCGCCACGAGGTGCTTGAATTTCAGCTCAGCGGCCTTGACGAGCCAAGGCGTGGAAAGTTCTACGCGTCTGGTGACGCACCATATGTCGAAGAATACGGTAGTTACGTTTGCGCGGAATCGATTCTTAGATACTCGAACCACCCTAACGAGCAGGTTCCAAGCCGCTTCACCTTCAACGCCCTGCCGGTCTTGGCGGGGACAAATCAACTCTGCTATGTGAGTATCAATTGGCGCGACCCGTTGGGTGTCTGGGTTGCTCACGGGTTGCTTCGGAGAAGAGCGACAGGCTGGGCCTGACCCAGGAAAAAGTCGCTGCCTGGCAAAGTTATTTAGGCGCCCCCCACTGGCCGCAGGCGGCTATGATTTGGTTGTCAAAGTGCTGTTTTCGTTCGCCGAAGCCAGGTTTTGACCGAGCGCACAGCAGTGCAGCAAGATGCGAACTGAGGCCCTGAGCTTCAATCTCGCAGACCTTCGCCCTTCCTCTTTGCATTCCCTTCCGCGGCCATCGGCTGGCAGGTCGGGCCGCTGCATGGGCGCTCGCTTCTTCAATCAACAAGGAGCTTCTTTCCCATGGCAACCAAGACCAAGAATTCAGTCGCAACGAAAGCTGTGAAGTCCGCAGCCTCCCCCAAGAGCGCTACCACGGAGGGGGGCTTGCCTGAGGGGTTCGTCTCGCCATTCACCCGGGTCGAGATGCAGCCGAACATCCGCATCGATGACGGCTTGAGTTGCCTCGCGATGATCACTAACCAGCCGTTGGACACGATCATGAACGATGCCGTCAAGCACGGCCTGGCGCCGCATGGACCGGACTGGCCGTACGCGCCGACCCTGGCCGCCATCCTGCGGCAGTACGGCTTCAAGGCAGAAGAGAAGGAATGCGCAACCATCGATGCGCTGCCGGACGTGGCGCTCATCACGGCGCTGTACAACCCAGCGAAACAGTTTGGCCGTTGGGTCCTGTGGCACCACGTTAGGGCCACAGAGAAGGTCAAGTCCTTCCACTACGTCATCGATCCGGCGTACTTTGTCGAGCCCAAGTTTTTTGTGACGACTGAGATTCAGAGGCTAATCACGCCGAAGTCGCCGATCTACTACCTAGAAATTTCCAAGGCGACGGCGAAAGGGAAGGCGTAGTAGAGGCGGCTAGCGCCGTGACGGATGCTTGCCGGGCGCGTTCAGTAGTTCTCCCGGCGGCACGCTCAGTGCTTGAGCAATGCGGTAGATGTTGAACAGCGAGACGTTTTTAAGTCCACGTTCGATCTGGCTGATGTAAGTGACATGCATCTCGCTTGATTCGGCAAGCTGCTCTTGCGTCAACTTTTGCTCATCCCGAAGAGCGCGCACGGCATCACCAAAGCCAACTTGGACCTCTTCCTTGGTTGGCAGTTTGGCTAACGACTTCCGCATGGATGGAAGTCTGTTCAGCCATAGACGATAAATCCATAGACGATGAATCTATATCTGGCAAACTGCGCGTCCAACATAGATTCATAAATCTACAACTGGAGAAGGCATCAATGAAGTTCCAACCACGCCCTCAGGAAGCCGTCCTGTTCGAGGGTGACGGCACCCTGCTCAAGAGTAAGCTCAACGTGAAGGAGACAGAGCTCGTCGTCACAAACGAGCGCCTAATGATTGCCGCGAGCGGGCAGACCATCGAGAAGACCGATATCGCATCCGTGACCGAAGGCAAGCACGGTTTTGCACCCAAGATCGTGTTCACGCTACGCACCGGTGCCATGGTCACCCTGATGGCCGCAAACGCCCATGGTTTCAAGGCGGCGGCATTCATCCTGGCTGGCCGAGAGGAGAGTGGCTCGATGCCCGCAGTGCCAGAGCTGTCGCAGGTCAAGAACGGCACCGCATGGGTGGCCGCACTCGGCCCGCTCTTCACTGCAATCATCGTGGCGGTCCTAGCCGTGCTGTTCTGGGGCAACCCTGACAACTGGGGCTGGCTCACGCTGATTCAGATCTTCCTGCTGCGTGTGGCGCTCATGTGGCTGTTCCTGTGCATCGACTACTTGTCACTGCAGAAGCAAGGCTATGCGGTCAAGCAGCTAGGCCTGGCTGACCCCATCACGCTGCCGTACTACCTCTTCAGCCGGGCAAAGGTCTTCGGGCATAGCAAGTTGTACGGTATTACCTGGTGCGTGCTCCTCGCCCTCGACATCCTGCTGGTGTTCGCGTGAGGCCCGCTATGTTGATTCGAGCTACTTTGGTCGCGAGTCTTGCAGCGTTGGCGCCATCTGTGTTCGCGCAGACACCTCAGTTCAACTGCCCCATCCGCCTGGAGCTTCTGACCGAGATAGACGGTGCGGGTGTGGGCGGGCTGGACAGAATCATCTACGGCGTGCGTGCGCGCGACTGGAAGCCCGAGTTCCTTGAACAGGCCCTGCGCCGCTACGAAACATGCCAAGCCGCCGCTCCCGGCCCGCAATCCCTCAAGGATGCTGAGCGGGCTGATGCGCTGCGACAGTTCCAGTTGCTCAAGGGCTCGCTGCAGCAGCGCGACCGCCTGTTGGCTCAGGAAGTCCGGCAGGCCAGTGCCCAGACCGCAGTGGCTCAGAGCGGCGCGGCGCAGGTTGGCCAGCGAGATGGTGTGCTGACATGGGCCTATGTGCAGCGGCGCGCCGGCAACGCGTCAGATGAGCCGCCGTTCACCATCACGTGCGCCGAGCCGAACCAACTGCCCCGCGACCTTCTGACGCTGTCACCGCAAAGTCAATTGGAGTTGCCGAAGTTCTACGCGGCCTGTGTTCAGGCCCAACAACTTGTAGGAGGCCCGAGTGCGACCCTGTTCAAAGAGAGCGTCGAAGAACTTGCCCGTGAGCGTCAGGCGCAGGCTGGGTTCCTAGCCAGCTTGCGCACATTGGTGGCTGGACCACCGCAACAGCAGACCCACCAGAGCGTGTCGGCGTTGGAGAAGGCCAATCGCTTCCAGTCGAGCAGCGAGCCTGCAGTGAACGCTGCAGCGAAGCAACTCGCCACGCTTCGACAGCACGTCGATGCGCGGGAGTGCGCGGCGCACGGCAAGCAAGCCGGCATTCCCGAAGACCTGCTGAAGGCCCAATACCTCATCGAGTGGGCTACGCCGGCACCGCTTGTCGGGATGGCCTGCGTTGCCGCACGCAACGGCGTGCCGTTTCGGTTCAGCGCGACAAGCTTGCTGTCCAAGGACAGCTTCGAGGTCAGGGGCACGCCCAGCGTCAAGGTCGTCCTCGGTCGGCAGGACACGGCCGAAGGCATCACGCTGCTGGTGCCGCAGGAAGGCACGGTCCAGGGTAAGACCTTTGCGGTCACGCGACAGAACATCCAGGTACTGGCACAGCAGATCCGCCTCGCACTCAAGAGTCAGTAG